GAGATTTTGCAAATAATGAATCTGCATCATCAGTATTAGAAACTACAAATGTTGGGTGTAATAAAGTAATTAAAGATTTACCCCATGATCCTGTTGCAACTATTGCCAATGGGTGTTCCAATGAATATCCACCTGATCCCAATACACGAACTATTGTTGCACTTGGAGCATTATTTAGGTAATTTTTTACTGTGTAAGGTAAATATGATTGTTCATATGTACCGCCAAATTTTGTTGTAAAGTCTCCAAACCCGTTCACAACGGTAGGGACAAACGCAGGTCCTTTTAATGTTGGTCCTATGAGAGCCGCACCGATTGCACCTATACCTTGTGGTAAAAAGGATAAGTCTTTTTCAATCGTAAAAACTCCAGGACTTACAATTCTTTCAGTAGCCACTATTATCTCCGAAAAATTAAAGAATTAAATTCAAATATAAATATAATTAAAATTCATCAAACTATGAATTTGATGGAATAAATTTACCAGAATCTAAATCCAAAACACCATCACCATACTTTTCATTTAAACTTTCAACAAGTTCTTTTTCTTCAACCTGCAAATTACTATAATCTTCAAAGAGTTTTGTTCTGTATTCTTTCATACTCTCTAATCTTTTTGTTAAAAGATGCAATTCTATTTCAACTTGTCCAATTTGTGCAGTTGCTCTAGCATAACCATTTTGTAACTTTTTCACAAGTTGAATATCTTCCTGTAAAAAATCTTTTTCTGTGTTTTGATTTGTTGTCTGATTGTCTGTAACTTCTGACATATAAAACCTCTTAAATTAATTTGAGTAAATAACTAATATAAATATTAAATTTATATTTCAAAAATGTAATAAATACAATTATTGTTTATTTATTTCATTCGTATAAACACCAGCAGATTTTTTAACTACGGCATCTATTCTATCTTTTGTCAATGATTCATAATATTCCAAAAGATCCTTACCATTATTGTTTATAGGAGTGTAATTGTTTTCATCCTTTCCAACTGGCAATTTGTCAGGTTTATTTGGATTTATTTTATCATATTCATTTTTATTTTTATCTATTGGGTTATGGTATGAATTTATTTTATCGGCTTGAGAAACATAACCATTAACATCTCTAAATGCCTCGGATGTAAAAACTATTTTATTTTCAGTAACAATTCTTTTAGTAGTCACTTCTCTTGCAACATCTTTTGGTATCAAATATCCATGAACTAATAACTGAAAAGATGTTCTTACCAATCTATCTTGTCCGGTTGTGTTACTATCTTCAATGGTTGCACCATCTATATTAGTTGAAAATTTAAAAGAATTTTTGTCACCAAAAGTTTTTCCACCAAAATAAATGAATTGTTCTATTATGTAATTTAATTGATTTTGATATTCACACCAACCAACAAAATCATAAGTTATGTCTACATAATCTGGCATAGGAGTTAAAAAATATTCATTAGATTTACCTTTATCATATAATAAACTAAATTTATCATATGGATTTGTAGTATTGTATTTTTGTTTCATTATGTAAGCAATCTGATTTGTTGTTGCTACTTTATTACGTCTCATTTCAGATTTTATTGCAACATTAGATCTACGAAAAGATAAAAGTGGAACCATAGTTTTTCCCTTTTTATCTTTCAAAAATCCATCTTTTTGTATTGATGCCCATTTTTCAGAATTTGCATATATTGTTGGAACTTGTATTAAATCTATGCCATCTTCTACTTTTAATTGTATCGTATTATCTATAAAAGATTTTATTGCAAAATCTATATCATACAATGTTATACCAAGTGTTCTAGTTTTATCCTTATCCCTTCTAATTTGGGTATGTCTTGCATCCCCCAAATCTATTCTAGGATTTTGTATAGAATTTCTATCATCAATAAAACTGTCACGTGTTCTACGGAGTGGTGGTTTTCTATATTTACTGGAGTTATTCATTATATGTTACTCGGTATGTCATTTACATTTAATTCTATGTTAGATCTAAATTCTTCTATGTTAATTCTCGACCTTCTGGTTAAGTGTGTATTTGCAATTATAGAAACATTGTGACCCCATTTTTCTGTAGCAAAAGAGTAATCTGGATTTTTACCACCAAAAAATTGGTTTTCTTGAATTGAATCGATTTCCCAATAATCACCATTATACTCTATAACATCCCCAACTTCAATAAAAATATCAACTTGTTTTAAATATTCTCGTATAAAAGCAAAATTTGCAGCTTGTTGATAATCTTGTCCAAATTCTGTCCCTTCATATGTTTGTGGTTGATAATCTATGAGTGCAGGAACTTTTATTGGACTATAATATGTTTTTTTATCAGATTCATTGTATATGTTTGTTTTTGTATTTTCAATAGATAATTTATACACTGCAACTTCGGTGTCAATTATATCATTAATCAATTCCATATTAAATTTATGAACAAGACCTGCATCTCTCTGTCCGTGAAATAATGGCATTCTATTATCCTATGTAAATTGCTAAAGGAGTTCCATTAAGACTTGCACCTAATGCCTCTGTTTCTAATCTTTTTGCTTCTAATAATTTTGAACGAGTCATTGTATCTAACATTGTTCTCAATTGATCAACTAATGCCTGTTTTTCAGTTCCAGCAGCTCCTAACAAATCTGCAGCATTTAGCGTTGTTTCACCATTTGGTATCGGTATACTACCATACTTTCCACGAATATACCCCAACATTTCCTTTGCCAACGCCAAACCAAATGAATATATCCATGTTTTTCCAGGAGAATTTATACTCGAATATGCCATAAAATCATATGGAGCATTTGACATATCAGAAACTTGTCCGTTTGGATATTTCAATGGATTACTTCTTTCTTCCTTTACAATGTATTCTATCCAAAGTTTAAAATCTTTTGTTGGAATTGGAAACATACGAAGTTCATTATTAATCAGCTCAAATGTGAATGCAGACTTACGCATCAAATCATTAAATTCTATTGCCTGAATACGCAATAAATCTGCATACATTGGCATTAACATAAATGATACACCGGTTGAATATGCACCAAATCCAAAAGTATCAAGCATTGCCTGATTACCCAAATATGGATCATAAAAACGAATTGATGCTGGCGGTCCATAGTGATGAACCTTTTTAATTTCTATTGAACCAGATGGAACATTTACATCACGAATGAGTTTATCTAAATCATATCTTTGTTTACCAATTGTTATATCAATAGATGACGAATAGAATTTAACATTACCATTTGTAAATGTTTCAGATCCATATTCTGTTGCAAGTTGAACCAACCCACCCATGTTGGTTGATATATTTCTTTGTGTTAAATTATTACTGGTTGATGATCCCATTAAACTTAAAAGATTTTGTTGTATGTTAAATTGATTCACATGATATGAATACTCATACACTGCTTCTTCAAGACAAGTGTAAAAATTTACTGCTTGTAATTCAACATCAACAATAGGATAGCCCAATCTTTTAGCACACCAATCGGCAAAAGCATCTGCATCTGTTTGAAAGTCTGCATCAGAATCAAATGTTCCAAACGGTGTGCTACCAGTTGCAAAACTTGAACTACCAGGCCAAATAGGAATTTCGGTCATTTACTTCTCGGATTTGTTTTCTTCAAAATACTTCAATATATCATCAACAATAGGATGACGGTGGTTAGTTTTTAATTCATAAACCCCCAATCCATTTATTTTGTCCTTCATATTAAATAAATATGGAAGACCAGAATCTTTTTTCTGTTTCAAATCTATCTGTGATATATCACCTGTTAGCATCATTTTTGAATTGATACCAAGACGAGATAATATCATTTCCATTTGTGCCTTTGTTACATTCTGTGATTCATCAACTATCACACAAGAATTGACAAATGTTCTACCACGGAGAAAACTTATAGGAGCAATTTCTATCTTATCTTCCGCCATTAACTTTTCAATTTTTTCTTTATGATATAACATATGCATATTTGCTTGGATAGGAGACACCCAAGGATCCATTTTTTCTTTTATGTTACCCGGTAGAAATCCTAAATCTTCGTTTGATACAGTTGGTCTTGTAATTATTATCCTTTCTACCTCACGATAGAAAAAACATTCAAGGGCAATTTGAGTTGCCAAAAGTGTTTTACCCGAACCGGCTTTTCCAACAAATACTGAAATATCATCACGAAGAGCATCCGCCTTTATTCTCTTTTGTTCCTCATTCAGAGTAAGTTGAAATTGTATTTTATTTTTAATTGTTTTTCTTCCTTTTTTTATACCCGACGCATTAAGACTTGAAATTTCTTCTTCACTCAACAAATTTTCATTGTTGTTGGTTTCCTCGTTATGTTCAGAACTCATAATGGCTCCTATAATAATTTAGAAAGGGTGTCTCCCATTGATTTTACGTCAGCTTCGATTTTGGAAAATATGTTATCCAATTTCTCAACTTTATGGGTCCATTCAAAACCTACAATAGCGATAAATTCCGATCCTTTTCGTATCGGATAAACCACTGCTGATTTAGACCCTCTCTGTGAAAAAAATGCTTTTGTAATTAAGTCCTCTATATTATCTACAACAGGGTATACCGCCTTATGATTTACTACATCTTCAACGAAGTTTGAGTAAAGAGACATCGGTAAGTTTTGGTATTGCTTAAACTCCGTGCTAACCCCTTCTTCGAGTGACTCGAATGAGGTTGAGAGTTTGGTCATAGATTTGCCTGTTTTGTATTTACCACCGTTATGTCTTTGAAGAATAAATGCACGCTGACAATTATATTCTTCTAACAGTTGGTCTAATATGGTTTGGATAAGTTTGGAATGAGAAATCTCTCGGTCAATTCTTTTTTGTTTGTATTCACCGTATTTATATTTGAGTTC